GCAGATCGTGCCGAGCGTGTTGCTCGAATCGACGAACGCGCTGAAGTCGAACTCGGGGATGTTGAAGTCCTCGAGCTTCGTGCTGAACGTGTACTTCGTGGCGACACACTGATTCAGCGTCAGCGTGACGCGCTCACCGTTGAACACCTGCGAGACGACCGACTTGAACGACGGCGCGGTGCCGAGCAGTTGGTTCGTCATCGTCACCGTTTCGCCGACCGTGTTGCTCGTCGGGGTGTACGTGTAGCTGATCGCGACGGCAAGGCCGGTGTCGGCAGCGGCGAACGTGTAGACGCCGGCGGCGACCGAATACTGGCCCGTGGCCGGCGCCGACGCAACGCGCGTCAGCGGCAAGCCCGTGGCGGCGTACTTCACGCCAAGGTCCGTCACCCAGCCGGCCGAGTTCGCTACCGTGACGGTGTACGGGCCGGTGCCAGGGATCGTGCCGGCTTCGTTGTCGGAGATGAGCGTCTGGCCGACGCTCTTCGAGATCCCGAAAAACAGATCCGACAGCACGCGGCCCTGAAACTGACCGGCCATCGCCTTGCCCGTGACCTTCATCGTGCCGCGGCCGATCGCGAGCGGCAGTTGGTAGGAACCGAACAGTTCTTTGACTGTCGCGTCGAAGCTGATGTCGGCCGATTGCAGCGCGCCGAAACGGTTCGGCGTGGGGTTGGCGTTGCCCGACTGGATGCCCCAGAAGGAACCGGCGCCGAAAGCGTATTGAGACATGGTGGTGCTCCTATGCGTGAGCCACGAGCGGGCAAGAAAAAGGCCGGCTCAGACGAGCCGGCCTGGGGGTACTGCGAAAGGTGGATCAGGATTCGCCGATCAGGCGGCAAGCTGCTTCTTCAGTGCGTCGACTGCGGCGCGCACGTGATTGAACGTCGCGGTGTCGCGCGACACGATCGAGTCGTGGAAGTTGGCGCGGAACCACGCTTCGATCAGTGCGTCGGTGCGCGCGTCGAGCGCGGGGGCGGCCGGTGCCGGCGCGAGTTCCACGGCCAGCATCGCGCCGGGCTCATCGCCGGCCATAGGCTGCTTTTCGTCTTCCATGTCCTGCTCCGTCAGTTGTTGGCGAGGATGTGCACGGGGATGATCGCGATCGCCTGCGGCCCGAGCACGCCCTCGTCGGTGACGATGTCGCCCTCGATCCAGCAGTGCGAGACCGTCCCGCCGAGCGTCTGGAATCCTGTAAGCGCGTCGGGCGCGAGCGCGGCCTCGATCGCATCCATGAACTGGTTCAGCTGTGTGGCCGGCGTCACGTCGGGCAGCGCATTTCCGGAGTTCACATACAGGTAGAGCTCGCACCGGAACGTCACCAGCGCCGGGATGCCCTTGCGCGGCCGCTGGCTCTCGCGCACCTGCACTTGGAACAGCGCGGGCTGCTCGACCGGCGGCACGTCGCTCCAGTGGCGCAGACGGCGCGATGTGGTCACGAAGCCCTGAATTCCGCTGACCTTCGCGAACAGCGCGGCATAGATCGGTTCGCGGTTCATCGCTGCGCGCCCTCCGCCGCTGCCTCACGGATTCCGTGCAGGATGTCGTCGCGCTGATCAGCGAGCGCCGTGCGCAGGAACGACCGCTCGGGCAGGTTCATCTTCATGGGGTGCTCGCGCACGGTCGCGGTGACCGGCGTCGTCAGCGGCTTGCCGAACGCCTGCGTGACCTGCCGCAGGTGCTCCTTCACCGTCACCACGCCGCGAAAGCCGTACTCGTGCGGCGGTGCGTATTTGACTGCCGTACTAACAATGCCCGTAATTGATGCTCCATTCGCCACAACGGCGTGGTTAATCGAATCGGCGAGCCGCCCAGTTCGCACGTTCAATACTTGGCCGCTCAGCTTGTTGCGAACAACATATCCCTCAAGTTGCACCACGATCCGCTCGATTCGTTCCTGAAGTGCATTGCGGATGTTCGGTGTGATGCGGCCGATACGCGCGATGACCTGCGACTGGCCCTTCACCTCTGCGTCGAATCTCATACCGGGACCACCTTGCGGTAGTTGTTCAGGATCGTGCGCACGCCAGCCGGCATGTCCGCCACCGAGAACGACACCACCTCGCCGTTGATCGACTTGCTGACCTGGCCGAAGTGGTTGCGGTCCGAATACTTCAGGCCGATCAGCTCGAGCACCGCCTGCTCGATTTCCGGCGGCGTGGCCGCGAATCCAGCCGTGTACGCGACCTGCACGCCGAGCGGTGGCCACTTCGGGAACTGGCCGTCCGCTCCATTCGGGAACGCGCTGAAACCTACGTTGCCGATCAGGTACAGGAAGCGATCGTCGAACGTATAGCCGACCTGCACGCCGTCCGGCGACGCCGCGATCGGCACGCCGCGGATCGCGAGCGACGAGACGGCCGTGATCGGGTAATTCGGCAGAGCGAGCGTGTTCGAGCCGCTGCCGGTGTGCTTCTCCGTGTAGGCAGCCGAGGCGATCGTCCGGTTCAGGTACGTCTGCACGAACTGGCTCGCCGCGGTCACGAGGCGCGTGAGCATCGCGTCGTCGCCCGTCACGGTGCTGGGCACGTTCAGCCATTGCTTCGCGTTCGCGAGCGTCGTCAGATCGCCGGCCGCCACGTCACGCCCCCGTGCCTTCGCCCGCTGCCGCGGTGCTGGCGTCGCCGTCGCCGGCCGGCTCGTCCGCCGGTGCGTCGTCGGTCAGCACAATGCCGTGCGCGGCTGCCACCTCGGCAGAGAAATCGTCCGGCAGCATGATGACGCCGCCCTTGCTGGGCTTGTACGTCTCGCCGCCATGCGTGATGCCGCCGAAATTCTTCGGCGCCTTGAACTTCGCCATGTCGTTCTCCCGTCAATCCCAGTACGCGACGATGTTCGTCACCGTGCTCGCGGCATACACCTTCGTCGCACGGATCGGATACATGCCGGAAGGCAGCGTGATCGACACGTTCGTTTCTCCGCCGACGGTGTCGATGACGAGAACCTGCGTCCCGCTGTTCGTGAAGGACAGATACGCCGTGGCCGGCAACGGCGTGCTGTCCGATGGCGTTACCGCCTGAGCGTGATTGGCCATGCTGACGGACCTCGTGGAAGAAAAAGGCCCCGACCGAAGCCGGGTCGAACTCGCTCGCTGCTCTACTGCTCGGTCAAACTGCCGTCGGCCGATGCTCCGGCTTCCATGTTTGCTCCAACACGACCGCGCTGATTTTGGATTGGTTCACGCCGTACTTGTCGGCAAGCGTCTGCTGCGAGACGCCGCCAGCCGCATAGGCTGAACGGATTTCATCCACGATGCCCCATGTGAGCTTCGATCGACCGTGGTGCTCGCCATGGACCGCGCAGTCTCCCGCGCGGCCCTTGGCGTGCATGTCGGCGATGTTGTCCTTCTGGGTTCCGGCTTTCAGATGCGCCGGGTTACAGCAACACGGGTTGTCGCAGGTGTGCATGACGACGAGACCTTTCGGAATCGGCCCTTCGAACGCCGCGTAGGCAATTCGATGGGCCGTCGTTTTCCGAAAGTGCCCGTAGCCGCCGCGCAAGCGACTTCCCATCCACGGCCAGCATTCGTCCGGGTCGCGAATTTCGACCATGGACCAGAAGTCGAGGCGCCGCATCTACATCAACCAGCAGCGATGTTGGTGATGATCGCCATCGCGAACGGCGCGTACACCGCCAGCACTTCTTCCGCGTACACGCCCGACTGCCACATACGCGTGACGATCGGGAAGTCGAGCTGATAGTAATCCTTGCGGCAGTGGATTTCCGCCACGTTGCTGACTTCGTTGTTCTGGTACCAGAGCGGGAGTTCTTCGCACCAGGCGACGATCGTGCCCGGCGGGACCTTCGGGTGCAGCATCACCGGAATGAGCTGGCCGCCGTTCGCCGTGAACGGGTTGAAGTAGAAGGTCACGACACCCGATGCCACGAGCGCGTACGGCTCCTTACCGGCGGCCGGCTGGTTGTAGCGCAGCAGCGGGCCGCTCGAGTTGTTGAGCACCTTGTTGGTGATGTTCATCTGCTCTTGCGAGTTGACGTACAGCACCGTGGCGCCCAACTGGTACGTGTCCCACATCGACTTCAGCATCGTGTCGATCTCGACGACCGAACCGCGACCCGACGCGGTGAGCGGCGTGCCGGTGCCGGCGGTGCCAGTCGGCATCACCTTCACGTACGCGCCATTCGCCGGCTTGAACGCGGTCGTGAGCAGGCCGTCGAATGCCAGCGGGTTCGTCGAGTTGTCGGCCGTGATCGCCGTCGCGGCCTGCGTGCTGCTCGAAAGCGGCGCGGAGAACGTCGCGCTGTTGATCGTCGTGATCGCCTGCAGCTTTTCCGAGCCCGCCGTGCCGACGTACCAAGCATATGCGACAGCGCCGGTGACGACCGGCACCGTGGCGGACAGCGTCTGGCCGAGCGTGACTGCCTGCGTGGTGTTCGACGACTGGTTCGACGAGCCGCCGGTGACGACGTACGTCTGTCCGTCGGCGCCAGTGACGGTCTTCTGCGTGGCGACACCGTTCGAGACCGAGCTGTTGATGAAGCCTTCCAGCGTCAGCGCGACGACGATCACGCTGTAGGTCGCGGCCGGCAGCGTGGCACCCGAACCGGCAGCCGAAAGCGTCGGTGCAGTCGGCACGCCCAGCGCCAGCGAGTTGTTGCCGCCGAGGATCGCGTTTTCTTCCTTCAGCATCGTCTTCTGGAGCAGGCGCATCGCCATCGTCGCCTTGACGTCTTCGAAGCCTTCGCCCGCGTGTTCGGCTTCGAACGTCACGCCGTCTTCTTCGCCGATCGTGACGTAGTTAGCGGCGACGGGTGCCGTGTTGTACGACATGCGGCCCGAGCGCTGACCTTCCGGCACCCAGGGCGACGAGTCGTAGCCCGAGCCGACGATCGCCTTGACGGTGCGCCAGTTCGTCGCGACGCCGCCCTTGCCGGGCACGCGCGCCATTTTGTTGCGGAGGGGCGTCACGACCGGATACAGGTTCTTCGCCGGTGCCTGCAGGTCGTACGCGACCAGGTTGTTCGCCGTGGTGATCGTCTTGCCCAAGCCGTATTGGCCCTTGACCAGCTCCAGCGTTTCTTGAATCGTCTTCGCGTCCATTTCTTCGACTCCAATGAAAAAGGCCCGCGCAATGGCGGGCCTTTTGTGGTGTGACGGATTGCCGGGCTATGCCGGCGGGTTATGGGTGGATGGGAAACTTCTGGAGTGGATCAACCGCGGAAGACGATCACACCGCCATTCCGTCGGGCCTTCTTGATTGCGGTAGCTGCTTCGTCAATGCTGCCGTCCGCCTTTCGTACGGGTTCGACTTCCTCCTGCTGCTCGCCGGCGACGAAATCGTGGCTCTTCCCGATCGCGACCGCGACGCTATTCAGTGCGCCCTTCGGATCGACTGGGGTCTCGCTCAGCTTCTTGACCAGCGCGGCCTGCTCATCGAATTGCTTCTGGAGCGTGTCGCGCTCGCCAGCCAGCGTCGCGACGGCTTTCGTCAGCTCGTCGCGCTCGAGGGCTGCCTTCGCAACCTGTTCAGTCGCCATGGCGAGATCCGCCGTCAGCTTCGCGAGCGACTCGCCGGCCGCCGTGAGCTTGCTCAGCGTATCGGCATGGGCGGCCTTCTCGGCGTCCATGTCGCCGTCGGCGTCCTTCGCGCACTTCGCGCCGAGTTCGCCCATCAGGTCGTGCGCCTTCTGGATGCGCTCCATGTCCGCGCCGCTGTTGCGCGCGCCAGCCTTCGCGAGCAGCTTCTCGAACGCCTCGTGCATGTCGGCGATGCCGGTCGCCACGGCAGCCTTGTGCAGGCTCTCGGAGGCCGCCGCACATTCGAAGAAGTAGACCCACGGCGAGTCGACGTTGCCGTCTTCGTCCGTCAGCTCGGCGACTTCCTCGGCGACCATCGCGGTCAGCAGCTCGCCGCCGCGTGCGAGCCATTCCTTCAGGTCGTCCGGCATCGTCGAGCCGTCGCCTTCGGCGGCTTCCTCGCTCGCGCTCGACTGCTGCAGGTAGTGGATCGACGCGAGCAGGTTCGCCAGCGTCGACACGTTGTACATGCCCTTGTGCAGCGCGAGCCGCGCCGCCAGCGTCAGGTTCTCCGGCGAGACGATCACCGGCTTGCCGCCCTTCGTGAGCACCGGCTCGGCCCACTTGTCGGCGGCCGACGGCGGCCCGTCCTTGTCGATCTTGTCCTTCCACGCGGCGATGATTCGGTCCTTGACCGTCTTCAGCTCGTCGGCGCTGTACTCGGCTGCGTCCTTTTCCTTGTTGATGTACGACCAGGCGGCACGGATGTGCTCTTCCGTATCGATCGGGTACTTGCTGTTCTTCTCGTCGGCGTATTTCACGTCGCCGTACGGTTTCTTCTTGTCGTCCTTCGCCTTCCGGATCGCCTCAAGCATCTCGTCGAGAGACAGGTCACCAGCCTTCGCGAGCGCCGCGACCTCGTCCGAGAACGTGTCGGCCGTAACCGGCACCGGCGCGGCGGCCGGCTTGAACGCCTTCTGCATGACCGAGCCGTCGGCCTTCTCGATGCTGAAGAACGACGCCGTCGGCACGCACGGCAGGTCGACCAACGAGATCTCACACGGGTTGGCGGTAAAGCGGCGCGCGCTGAGCTCGGCGTCGGCCCAGCGCTTCACGTAATCGCCGCCGATCGAGAAGCCGGTGTAGACGCCTTCGAGCACCTTGTCCCACTCGGCGTCGTCGACCACCTTCGCGCAGATGTCGATCGCCTTCTCGGCGTCGAGGAAGTCGATCGCGGTCAGCTTGCCGGCGGCGATGTTGTTGTGCATCGCGCGAAGGTTGCCGACCGACTTGCCGTCCGTCGCCTTCGCGACGTCGCCGGACCACTTCTCGAAGTACGGCTTCGACGTGGCGTAATCCATGATCTCGCCGGCGCGGTCGACGACTTCCTCCGTCGCGCGGCCGTACACAAGGCGCTTCTCTTCGTCGACCTTGGTCAGACGGGCAAACAGTTTCAGGGACATGGATAGCTCCAGTGGATCGGCGGGGCGCCGGGGGTTACTCAGGTTTCAGTACTGGAAGAATTCGGCACCGACAACGTGGATGCAGCGGAGGCCCCAACCGGGAACCAGCGGAAAACTCTTCATCGAGGGCAACCTGCTCGCCATCGAGTGACTGACAGAGGTCGCAGCATCCGGGAAATGCAGCCCACTCCTTCTTCTGGATGACCGAACTTGCATTCCATCCAGCGAGATGACCGCCTGTTCCGGCGAACCGAGACTCGGTCCGGGCGATGAGCAGCGCGCGCTCCTTCGAGAAGGCCGTATTGGCCTTCAACTCGGAGGCCAGTTCATCGTTACTCCAGCCTTCCTTCACCGCACGCGTCACCGTGCCACGGATCAGCTCGCGCGTGCCCTGCGTGATCTGCCACTTCGCATCCGGGTTCGGCATCAGCGAGCCGTCGTCGGCCCACTTCATGCCGACCATCTCGGCCGCGCGCTCGTGCGCCCACGCGGTCGCGTGCTGCGTCATCTGGTCCTTCGTCTCGTCGCCGAACAGGTCGAGTTGCTTGAGCGCTTCAGTGCCGCCGGCAACAGCCACGCGCACGAGTTCGTCCTCGACCGGCTTCGCTAGGTCGCCCCAGTCGGTGAAGTCGACCTTGTCGAGCGCCTCGTCGGCGCGAAACTTCGGATCGTCCTCGGCCATCTTCCCGAGGCCGAGCGTGGCGGCGAGCTGCGCGGCGATCGCGCTGGCCTGCGCCTCGAGGAACGGCTCGAGGATCGCGGTTAGCGCTTCGGTGCCGGCCTCGACGTGCTCGGCGTCCGGGTCAGTACCAGTCAGGGACTTTTTTTTTTCGACGACCGGATGAGCGTGCTTATCAGCAGGCTCCGGTTTGTCTTCCGGTGCAGAAGGCGCAGGCTTGTCGCTGGGAGGCGTGTCATCGGGAGGCTCCTCGCCGGGCGCGCGCGGCGCGCCGCCGGCATGCGCAGCGGCGGCGGACGCTTCCGCTGCGGCGCGCTGCTTCTCTTCCTGCTGCTTGTCGAAGTCGACCACAGCGACCGGGCCGGTCGGCGTGTACACCGCGTTGCCCATGCCGATCGGATCGTCACCGCGCGACTGGCGGATCTCGTCGACGCTCTTCGTCCCGTTCTTGACGTTGTAGTCGTCGATCTGCGTCGCGATCAGCGGGTCGAGCTCTTCGGCCTGGTCCCACTCGAATTCGAGGTCCTGCCAGCCGAAGTACTTCCAGACGATGTAATTGACCAGGTTGCGGATCCAGTTCATCCGCGGCAGTAGCCCTTCCTGTTTCGCCTCTTCCTTCGCGTTGTCCGCCGTCGCCCGGTTCATCTGCCGGATGAACGGCGTCGGCGCGGTCGAGAACGCGAAGCAGATCACGCGGGCCAGCCACTCGTCGTACTCGTCCTTAAGCGCGAGCGGCTTCGTGTCGTGCGGCGTGATGCCGCCCGGGATGAAACGGCCATGCTTCTTCGTGCCACCGACGGTCAGCGAGTCCCACCACGTCTGGAACTGCTTGATCTGGTCCAGCTGCCAGCTGTCCGGCACGCCGAACAGCAGGTCGGGCACGTTGCCCTCGGTGTAGTACGACAGCTGGTTCAGCGCGCGGCGGATCGAAATGTTGACGCTCGTCAGCACCTGCTCGACCGGGCTGTACCCGTAGATCTTGTTCGTGCGCGGGTTGCGCGGCCGATAGATCAGCTCGTCGCGCGTGTAGTCGACCGCCTGGATGCCCTTCAGGATCTGCTGGTACGCCGGGTTCGGCGGCAGCGGGGTGCGGCCGTTCGGCAGGATGAAGCGCTTGATCGTCGAGCCGTCCATCGGCTCGAAGCCGTACCAGTCGCTGAGCGTGCCGCTCGGCGCCACGTCGCCGCCCTTCGTCTTCAGCGGGTACAGCGTCGGAGCGTCGATGACGAACAGGTCCTCGAGCAGCATGCGCAGCCACTCGTCCCACGTGTGCTCCTTGTCCGGCATCTGGAAGAAGTCGGTGAGCTGCTTGCAGCGTTCGTCCGGCTTCTTCTTCGGGTCGCGCGGCTTGAACTTCCACTTCAGCGCCGCGAGGTTGTCCTTCTCGTTCTCGATGACGAGCCGGAGGATGTCGCAGTTGTCCGCCAGCGCGCGCAGTTGATCGAACGAAACCTGCTCGTACGTCCGCGCACGCGGGATCAGGTTGACGTTGACCGGGAAATCGAACTGGCGCCCGCGCGTCTGCGCGCCGGGGAACTCGGTCAGCGGCGGCAGACCCGGTCCCGGTGACATCCACGCAGTATTCGTGCCCTGGATCACGTAGCGCGAATCGACGACGCCGTAGTTCGGCGTTTGGCCCGTGGCGCGCCCTACCATCGCGCTATCGATGGGGGTTTCCTTGCCGCCGTCAGGCATCTCCTGCTCCTAGATGGGTTACTTGTTGCCGTTGGCGGCTTTCTTCGCTGCCTCGGCGTCGGCCGCCTGCTGCTGCATGAACGCGAACAGCCCGGTACCCGGCGCGATCTTGATCGCGTGGGCATAGACCAGCGAGTCGCCTTTGTCCGGCGATCGCTTGATCCGCTTGATGATTTCTTCCTTCGCCTCGATCTGGATGCCGCGGGCGGTCAGCTTCCAGCGCGGCGTCGTCAGGTCGGCGAGCAGTTCGGGATCCGGCGGAATCGCCAGTTCGTCGCCGCCGACCGGATCGAGCGCTTCGCGCAACTTCCAGTACCACTCGGCGCGCGCGTTGACGAATGCGAGCTGGCCGGACTTGTCGCGTGCGTCGGAGCCTTCGGCGCCGTTCATCGCGACCGCCTTCATCCCAATCTTCTCGGCGAGCACGTCATACGGCGAGGTGCCAACGCCGCCGATGTCGATGTTCACCGTTGCGTCATCGCGGCGCATGTTCATGACCAGCGTCGCGACCGCCTGCCCATTCGGCGTCGACTGCCCGGGCTCGCACACCGGCGTGTCGAAGTAGTTGTCGAAGCGCGGCGTCGCGACCGTCTTGTCCTTGCCGCCGCGTGCGACGTCAACGCCGATCGCCGTCATCGGCGTCATCGGCTTCTCGCGCTGCTTCCAGCGCTCCTGCGCGGCCTTCACCCACGCGCTCGGGATCACTTGGAATGCGCTGTCCTCGCGGCCCGCTGCGAAGTCGCCCTTCAGCATCTTCGAGCGCAGCGGTTCGGGCAGAGCCTGCAGCTTCGCAACGTAGCCGGTGCCGGCGTAGTACGGGTTGTCCGTCACGCGGGCCGGAATGAACGTGCGCGACTGCGGTGTGTAGGTCTCCTCGCCGCGCTTTACCGGAGCCGGGCTGTCGACCTCGATGTGCTCGTCGCCGACGATGATGTACCAGCGCAGCTCGCCTGGCTTGGCCTGGTTCGGGTGGTTCGGGTCGAGCCACGGCGCGAACCATTTCAGCAGCCAGTCGCCCTCCGGATCGGTCGGCGGGTTCGAGCAGAGCAGCAGCTGGCACTTCTGGTCCTGATGCTCGGTCCGGATCCACGTCGTCAGGAACTGGACGAACGCTGCGGGGAAGTTCGCCGCCTCGTCGAAGACCAGTAGGTCGTGCGGCCGACCCTGCAGCTTCTTGAGATCCTTCTCGTGCTGCACTGAGCCAAACCGGATGAACCGGCTCTTCTTCTCGAAGTTGCAGCGCCACCAGCCCTTTTCGTTGTAGCTGCCGTGCGCGCTAAACATTTCCTTCGAACGCTCGACCATGCCCTCGAGCTGCGGGAACTCCCGGCGCAGGATCAGCGACCGCCGGTGCTTCGTCAGCGCCTTCCCCAGCGCGAGGTCGGATTTACCGCCGCCCGCCGCGCCGCCGTATAGGATCAGGTCGGCATCACACTCATACGCCTGGCTCTGCGGGCCCGGCAGCGGAATCCACTTCTGGCTCTGCAACAGAAGCCTGTCCAGCTCGTCGCGCTCTTGCTGCGTCAAGTAGGGCAGTAATTCGGCTAGCTCGTTCGGCGTCGGAGAGTTCATGGGTTTCGATCGGGCCGCCGTTGCGGCCGGTGATCTCCGTCTTCGTCACATCGCGCCACTTCTCGGGCTGCCGGTTCTTCAGCCAGAAGATCGCGGCCGTCGTATCCGGCGGGTAGTGCTTCCGGATCTTCGTCTTTCGCAGCTTGCCGCCGATCACTCGCAGGTCGAGGTCGTCGTGCTCGTAGCCTTTCGCTCGGTTGAAGAGGCTGTCCGCGATCTCAGCGTCCGCGAGCGACTTGCCGCTTTTTATGGACTGTAAAAACTCCGGATGCTGACGCTTCCAGTTGTTCAGCGTCTTCTCGGCCACCCCGAAGAAGTCGGACAGTTCGGAGTCGGTCGCACCGAGCTTCGTCAGCTTCGCGGCCTGCTCGGCGTACTCCGGGCGATACGAGCTGGGACGACCGCCTTTCGGCTTCGTCGCTGGTTTGGTTGGAGTACCCATGGCATGAGGAAGAACGTTTCTCTCAGCCCGCGGGCGGCGAGCATGATCTACCGGCGAGCCGCCGGGCGTGGAAAATAAAAAGCCCGCGACCGGTTTCCCGGTGCGGGCGAACTCTGGTCCGAAGACCTGAGAGGAGACACGTTGAGAGCGGCCGGCGCCAGTACCCGGCAGGCAGAGAGGCGCAATTCGCTCTCACAGCGTGGCCCGGTTCCCCGTCGATGATCAGTCGACATCGCCAGCCGGGGACGTGCGCACGATCCGGCCGAAGACCACGCTGTGAAAGCGCCCGTATCGCAGGGCCAGCGGCACGCTATGGGCGCTGCACCCGGGATGCCCTTCCCGGCAGTGTGTTGAGGCGTTCGTCTCGTCGGTGCCTTCACCTGGTTAGCGAGGGTGGGTGCTCCTCAACCATCGGGCCAGTCTGAACCCATGCGGACTGTCGCGCCGCTCCTGCGTGGGCCTACAGCAGCCCCTTCAGCTCGTCGACGAGCGCCTTTGCGTCGTCGGACAGCGGCAGGCCCGGCGCGCCGGCGATCGCGCGCTTCAGCGCGTCGATGTGCTGGTGCAGCCACGCCATCAGGTTGTGCTCGTCGGTCTGGCCGGATTCGAACGCGCGGCAACCGAGCTGCTCGACGCGGGGCAGCAGTGGCACGGCGACCACGGTGGCCGTATCAGCGAGCAGTGTGACCTCGCCACTGGCGATCTGTTCGCCGGCCGGTACGGCATCGGTACTCAGCGGCTCATTCAATGCTGGCGCGCCATCAGCGCTAGCGGCTGCGCTGGTCGTACCATCCGTCAGCGCGCTCGCGGTCACGGCGGATTGCGTCGAGCCGGCATCCGCCTCCGCAGGCGCAGCCGAACCGAACTCCCCTACCGGAGCGGCGCCAGCGTCCGTCGGGGAGGTGGGTTCCGTCGACGCCAACGCGGCATCTGCCGTTGCGCCGACGCCGGCATTCGTTGCGCCATCGGCGCCTTGCATTGCATTGAGGTCGGACATCGCCTCGTCTCCTAGTCGTGGAATGAAAAAAGCCCGCGGACTCTCGTCGCGCGGGCTTTCTGGGCTGTCAGTGATCCTACGATGCCGGATACGATAAACCCATCCGCCACATTCTCCTAATTATTTCGGCGCAAATCCTTGATGCATAAGGGTTTCCTGAAATTTTCAGGCGATCACCTCTTAATCAGCCGCCCTGCGGCTCCATCGCAATATCACAAGGATCACGCGGCGCATGCCCGATCCATACCTGGTTGTCGAAGCAGATCGGGAAGTACACCCACTTCCGCCCCCACGCCGTGAATGGTGGCGCATCGCTATAGACAAACGGCAGGCGCAGGCCATTCTCGTCAAGGGTGCACACCCGTTCGTCGAAGTTCTCGCCGTCCTCTTCCATCGCTTCTCGAAGCATCCCGTACCACTCCATCGTTCTCGGCATCTCGGCCTCCAGTGTGGCGATCGTGGCTATGCTACTTCCTCTTCGCTGGCCGCGCATACGAGCTCGTCGCGCACGAATAGCGGCGTCAGCATGTCGTACGCGCGGTTCTCCATCGCGCGCAGCTGCAGGCGGATCTGCTGCGCCGCGCGCTCGAGCGTGCGGACCGGCACGCCGGTTTGAGCCGCTATGTACTTGAACGTCTTCTCCGGGTCGCGCTCGTCTTTCGGCAGCGACTGCTCGGCGACCAGGTAGCGCACCGCGTTCAGGTTCGTGAGGTTCAGCGTCGCGCGCAGCTTCTTCGACGTCCAGATGACGCCCTCCTTCCGCTGCGTGCCGCGCGCGTAACGCACCCAGATTGCGTGGCGCTCGGCCGGCGGCAGCTGGTGCAGCACGGCGGCAGTGATCATCGCGCACTGGCCGCGCACCTCGAGCGGCGACAGGCCGGCGAAGTTCACGGTACCGTCGGCGCTCCCGTACAGGTAGTCGAGAAAGGCGGCCTGCCGGCGATTCAGCGTGCCGATTGACTCGATGATGCGAATCAAGGTTAATCGGAGACCATTCTTCTCGCGGACGGGCTCCGACATCACTAGGTAGGCGACGTGTAAAGCCTGCTGGGTTGAGCGGAAGATGGCGTCCATGATGGCTCTATTTTGGTTTGGCGTTGCATTGAATAACAATTGGCCGAACAGTGTATCTGTCGCATCGGCGGCTGTCCTCAATACACTTCGATGGTCGGCGCGCACGAATATCACATGCCACTTCCGGACCACCGAATGGAGATTTCAGCAAGTTTCGACAGCCAGCACACGTGCGCGCCATCGCTCGTTTATCGCCTTCCTCTCGGCGCGCATACACGTCCTGCGGATCACGGTAGGTCCAGCGTTCACCTTCGTCCTGCCGTCGCCGCGTCACGCGTCCTCCTCGCCGGTTATGCCAAGGAACCGGTAGTCGACGCCGCGCCCCGGCTCGTCGTGGCTGGCCGCGCGCCATTCGGCGGCAAACTGATGTACCCACGGCCCAGTAGCTGGAGGTATCACCAACTTCGGTTCCGGAGTAGGCAGAGGCGTCCAACGCGGGGTGCTAATCGCCCGCATGTTGCGCATCCGCTCCCGGGCCTGGTCAATGCGGCCACCCTCGACGCCCTTCGCGAACCCGGCGAGGTAGTCCAGCGCGTGCGCCACCTCCGGGAACTCGGCGAACCAGCGGCGCGCCTCGACGCACTCCACGCGCCAACGGTCCAGCTCTTCAAGCTCGCGCCGCGCGACCAGTCGTTTCAGCCATTCGAACATGTCGTCTCTCCCCTCAATCCCATTCGACGCCGCGCTGCGCGGCCCACGCCTGCGTCCGCGTGATCAGATCCGCGTACTCGCCGATTGTGATCTTCCCGCGCGCGGTCGAACGGCGCGTGCGGCGGATCTTCCCGCCTTCGCTCACCGTTTCGGCCATGCCGAGGAATTCGAGCACCAGCTTCTCGTGCCAGTACGTCGCCGGCTGCAGCTCTCCGTCGTCGTCCGGCACTTCCTCGGCGATCCGCGGCAGCACCACGCCGTGCCAGAACGCGCGCTGCGAGTCGAGCGCGTCGTGGTCCGGGCTCGTGACGATCACCATCAGCGGCTTGCCGCGGTCGATGAACGACTGCGCGTGCGCCTTCACCACCTGCACGACGGACGCCCAGACCATCGGCGAGCGCAGCATGAACGCGTGAAAGAGTCGGTCAGACATCGTCATCCCTCCAGTCCGGCGGAAGGCCGCGCACCAGCCGCGCGCGCGCCGCCGCCTGCATCGCCTCGATCGTCGCCTGCGCGCCGAAGCTGCGCGGCGCGGCCGGCAACTCCTCCGGCTCCGGATCGTTTTCCGGTTCCTCGGGCAGCGCGCGGCCGGCGCGCCGCAGGATTGCGATCGCCTTCGGGAGCGCCTCCGACGACCGCATCGACGCCGCGCGGCGGTACAGCGCCTGGCGCTTCGGGTAGCCAAGGTTGTCGGGCAGCTTCGAGAACGCGCAGCCGATGGTCATCGAGTGCAAGATCGCGTCGAGGCAGATTCGGTCGCTGAAGCGCGACGGCGCGCCGCGCTGGTACACGTACGTGCTGAACAGCGGCTCGACCGACTTCCATTCGGCGTCCGTCAGCGGCTTGTATGCGGCAGCTACCGTACTCATCGCGCCACCTCGATGAGGAACGGCTCGCGCACGCCGGCGGAAAACCGCTGCGCAGCGCAGAGCGCGGTGCGCACGCGCTGTTCCGGTTCCATGCCGCTCGTGCTGTAAAGCGAACCAAGCGCAAATTCCTGACCGCAGCCGCAAGCGTCGAAGTTGGTCGCGCTTTCACCGATCTGATAGTCACTTTCGACGCGGAAGACGCGCCCGCGGTACGCGCACAGGAACGTGCCGGCTTCCTCTCGCTCGTTCTCGCGAAGCGCGAAGCCGCCCTTTTTCAGGCATTCGCGCACCGCGTCGACGAACGTCGTGCACATGAAGGCAAATGTGTCGACGCCCTCGAGGTGATCCGGAACCGAAAAGCTATGCCCGAGCAACTGGCCCATGCGGTAGGAAGTCGTGAAGCCGATCAAGAACGGCCCGACGCGATAGATCTTCGGATCCAGACGGTCCCATACCGTCCAGCCGCCGACAGCAGCCGAATCGGCGCCCATGTAGATGCCCGTCTCATGTTTGACGGCCACGATGCAGGTCATGACGCCTCCTTCGGAGTGGCTCGGAAATACGCGACGTGCAGTCCGTCGCACGATTCCGCAGTCGTCCAGTCGAAGCCGTGCACCTCGCCGAGCGCGGTCCAGAAGGCTTCGGCACCTTCGAACCTGTTCCAGCAGACCTCGCCACCGCGCTGGACCACCAGCAGCGCGGGCGGGTTGCACTGCTGCGTGAAGATCTCGTATTCCAGTGGCGACATCATGTACAGGCGTTTCGTCATTTCGTGACCTCGATGAGACCGCGCTCGATCAGCGCGATATGGGTTGCTGCGATCCATTCGAATGCGAGCTGGCGACGCTCGTCGCGGGTGTAGTGCGCACCTTGGTCGTAATCGCGGTGGCAGTCGGGACAGAGCGGGAACAGCGCGGCATCGCTCGCCTTCATCGACATGCCTTTGCCGTGCTCCGGCAGGTTCGAGTGCGCAGCCTGAGATGGGCCAGGTTTGCCGCAGCATGCGCACGGCAGCGATGCGACAGCGCGCCGATACCGCTCCGACCGGAAGGTGAGCGTTTTCGGGATTCCGACACCGATGAGGCGTGCTACCACGGCCACTCCTTCGGCGCGTCAGCGACCGGCAGGAACTCGCGTACGAGGAAGTGCCCGAAGCCGAACGGGATCCGCCACTCGCGCGCGACCAGCACGTCGCTGCGCGATTCCTCGTAGTACTGCGGCAGCGCGAACAGACCTTCGGCGAGCAGCACGTGCTGCAGTGGCATCAGCGCCGGTCCGCCCTGTTTCGTGTAGACGCCGTCGGCGCCCAGCTGAATCACGAATCCGCTCATGCTGGTACCTCGTTGTAGACGTCGTCGGAAACGGGCACACCGCTGATCGGGCGCAGGTTGGCGTCTAGAACCTGTGCACGACCGAAGGCCACTCGTCCGGTTCGTGTCTGCACAGCACCACGAAACGAAACGACCCACCATGACGGCCCGTTAGCCCCCGCTTCTTCGACTTTGACGACCATGCCGTTCTGTTCAGGTATTCCGGAACCAGTCACATATGCCAGATCACCCGGTTTGCAATTCATGCTCCCTCCCCGCGCGCCGCCGCGCAGCGCTGACACAATTCGAATTCGCCGCGCTCAAGCAGCCCGGCCGGCCCAACCTCGAACCGCGTGTGGCCGCAGGCCGTCGACACCGGCGTCACGAGCTGCGGTACACCGTCGATCGACACCGCGCGCGGCGGCGCGCGGCGGAACCAGTGAGCGCGGCGGCCGAACGCGGCGAGCACCGCGTAACCCTCGCGCCACTGCAGCGCTACCGGATGGCCGGCAGGTACGTCGGCGATGCGGCCGTCGAGAATGAGGCGTTCCACGTGCGCTCCCCGTTACGCCGCCAGCTCTTCGTCGCCGACGTCCATCGACTGGACGTAGACGCGACCGGAGACGCCGACGGGCGCCGCGACGAGGCCAGCGGCCGTAGCGAACGGGTTCTTCTTCGCGCGCCGGCGCGCCTTCACCATCTGATCCTTCTCGCGCGCCGTGAACGGCGCCGGCTTCGGGGCGTTCTTGCCTGGCCCGCGGGCGAACACCGCGGTGGGTTCGCCGCCGGTCGAGCGCTTGCGCCAATCTGCGATGTGGAGCTTGCCTTTCGGGCCCGGATTCGCCGCTCGAATCGCGTGGTAGACGCCGTACATCGAAAGCCCGGTGCGATCTATCAGCTCCGGTGCCGACGCCGTTCCCTTCTTCAGCACGGCGTCGATGGCGTCCCACGCGTAAGCCGGATTGCCGCGCGCGGTCTTCGCGCGAGAGCCGAGCCCGAGCTTGTGCGCGTGGGAAGTGATCGTCGTGTAGCAGCGGTCGCCGAGCTGCGAAAGGTATGGCTTCAGGCTCTCGCCAGTCGGCCAGATACGCCGCAGCAGCGCCTCCTGCTCTTCGCTCCATGTGCGCATCACGCCCCCTCCTGCTTCAGCCCGACGTGCAGAATCGCCAGCGCGTCGGCGGCGTTGTCGTCCGTGACGCGGAACCCGCGGCGCCGAGCTTCGACGATCATCGCTTCCTTGTCGGCATTGCCGCGGCCAGTCCATGACTTCTTGATCTGCCCGACACCGACCGTTTCCAAACGAATCAGGTTCACCTCGCAGAAGACCTGCAGATGCGATTCAAACGCACCGAAAGCGTGCGCTGCCTGCGTGCCGAGATGGCGCTCGACGCGCTCGTAGTAGCAGACGTGGATCTCGCCGACCTGCCGCTTCAGCGATGAAAGGTGCGCGACGAAGCGGAGCCACCTCTGCCCCGGACCGTCTTTCATTCGCGGGTGGAACCCGACCGACCCATGCTTGATGGTTCCGTTGACGTCCATCAACGCCCACCCGAGCTGCGTACCCAAATCCAATGCGAGAAGATTCATTTGACGTGTCCCCAGCGCCGGCCGCGTACGATGTCGTCGACCGTTTGTCGTGCAATCCCGAAACGCGCGGCCACGCTCCGTCGGCCGGCGCCATCCTTCACTGCCACGCGAATCGCGCGAACCTGTTCCTCGGTGAGGCGTGCCATCGGGTTACGCGCGCCGACCGAGTCCGTGCCGTGCCGATGCCGATCGAGGCTGTTCTCGGTTGGCGTAGCCCAACGGAGATTCCCGAGGTCGAGGTTGTCTGGCCTACCATCCCAGTGCGCCACCTGATAGCGGTCGGTCGTCGCCTCGGGAAGGAACGCAAGAGCGAGAAGCCGGTGAAGTTGAATCGAGCGGCCGACGTTGTTTCGGTACAGCGTCACGCACGGGTAACCGGACTTCTTGTGGATCCACGTCTTCAGTACGCGGCCGACCTTCGCACCATGCGCGGCCTTCGCGCGACGAACTCGACCAAGCGAGGAGACGTGGTATTCCGGCCAGCCCGAAATCGACTTCCAGATCTCAGTCATCGGAGAATCCCCGTGCTTTGGAAGGTGCGGTGCGCGGCGTCGGCACATACCCCATCGCGAGGTCGCCGAACTTCGCCTGCTCGTGCACGAACGATGCGTACGCCGTGCCGAGCGCGCCGTTGCGCTGCTTCGCGATGATGATTTCCGCGACGCCCGGGTCCGGCGTGTTCTCGTGGTAGACCTCGTCGCGGTACAGGAACAGGATCGTGTCGGCGTCCTGCTCGATCGCGCCGGAGTCGCGAAGGTCGGCCATGATCGGCCGCTTGTTCGGGCGCTGCTCGAGCGCGCGGTTCAGCTGCGAAAGCGCGATCACCGGGATGTCGAGCTGCTTCGCCAGCGCCTTCAGGCCGGCCGAGTAGCTGGCGATGCGCAGGTCGTGGCGCTCGTCCGGGCCGCCGGTCATGAGCTGCAGGTAGTCGACGACGAGCAGCTTCAGCCCGTGCTTCCGCTTCACGGCGCGCGCGCGGCTCGCGATGTCGGCGAGGGTCATCTGCGACATTTCGTCGACGAGCAGCGGAAGCTCGGCCAGCCGGCCAACGACTTGTGTCAGCTTCGGCCAGTCGGAATCGGTGAACTGCGATCCGTTGCGCACGCGGTGCAGCGCGATGTCGCCCTGCCGCGCGATCGCGCGCTGGGTCAGCTGCGCGCCTGGCATTTCCAGCGAGTCGATCAGCGCCGGGCCAAAGTTGGCGGCGACGTGCTCAGCGATCGCCATCGCCATCGCGGTCTTGCCCATCGATGGGCGCCCGGCCAGGATGATCAAGTCGCCGCCGCGCATGCCACCGCCAAGCTTGTAGTCGAGGTCGGACAGGCCGGTCGACGTCGCGGTCGGCGTGTTGCCGTGGTACTCGCTGTCGATCGTCTGGACGACTGGCGTCAGGTACTCGCCGATGAACTTCGGGCCGTCCGTGCGGCCGTCGGCCAGCGGCTCTAACTTCGATTGCGCAATCGCGACCAGTTCGTCGGCACTGCGCCCCATAGGATTCGCCACCTCGGCACCGATCTCGTCGACGGCCGACAGCAACTGCCGAAGCTTCGCGCGCTCTATCACGATCTCGGCGTAGCGGCGGATGTTCGCCGCACCCGGCGTGCTCTGCACGACCGAATTCAGGTACGGCAAGCCGCCGGTCCGATCGAGCGTCCCGTCGACGGACAGCCGATCAAACACGGTAACTACATCGGCCGTGCGGCCGCTGATGACCAACTTGCTGATCGCCTCGAAGATGATCCGGTGCTCGTACCGGAAGAAGTCGCTGGCGCGCAGTTCGCCGATCCGGTCGATCGCGTCGTTGTCGATCATCAGCGCGCCGAGCACCGACTGCTCGGCCTCGATGCTTTGCGGCACGGCGCGCACGCCATCCTCGAAGTACTGGTCGGTGGCGTTCATGCCGTCTCCTTGAAAAGATCCGGCTGGCGGTCGCGTTCGGCGGCTTGCGCCGCTCGCTCGGCGGCTTCCGTTGCAACGCGCCCCAGCTCATGATTTATGCGCGCTCGTGCGATGTCGACGAATTCGGGCGTCACGTCGATGCCGACGAACGCGAATCCCTCCCGCGCACACGCCTTCCCGGTCGAGCCCGAGCCCATGAACGGGTCAAGCACGGTCCCGCCGGGCGGCGTCACAAGCCGGCAGAGGTAGGCCATCAAGTCGGTCGGCTTGACGGTAGGATGGTTGTTCTTCACCGGATCCGGCTGCCAGCCGTCACGGCGCGTAATGTGCTGGCCGCTCGTGTTGCTGTTCATGCCCCCGTCGCGATCCGGAAGCGCGTCGCATCCCTCGTTGCGGTCCGCGCGCGTCGCCTTAGCGCAGTAGAAGAAGCGAGCGGCGGAACCCGGCGCATCGTGCGGAGCAAAATCTGCATCGGCCGTGCCGGCGAATGCGCCGAACGTGTTGCACGTCTTGTCGCTGTTGCGCCGGACGAGACGGGCGGCTTGGCCCTTGTCATCGCCGAACTGCGCGAATGCCTCTAGCACGTCGTCGCTGCCATCGTGGATCACGTTGGCGGGCCAGCGGCCGAGCGCATAGGCGCGAGCGTGTGCCTGCGCCTCGACTTCCTCATCGGTTGTCGTCTCGTCTCCGGGTACGCGGCACGCATCGATGTTCAGTGCGTCCGTGCCGTGCTCGAGCACGTTCGCCGCAACCGTGCCGACGAGCGGCTTGCGCGCGACAACGATCGGCTCGTGCGCAGGTTTGAGCGCGGTGCCCCAGCCTGACCACTGACGAGCCGCTTCAGAATTTGGTGCCTTGATCTGGCGCTCGACCTGGACGCGTGCCCCTTGTCCGACATTGACGATTCCAGATGCCTCATTTGTTCGCCTGTCCACCCCGATAACGTCGGCTTCCTTCCATGCTTCGCCAGGCGTCCCCTTTCGGTCGTTTAAGCGCCAGACTTCAGCGTCCATCTCGTCATCGAAGGACAGCAACTGCTTGAGCTTGAGCCATTGATCCCAGCGCGGAACGTGTGCGATTTTCAGTTGAGGTGATGCAGTCCAATGCGCGGCCATTCCGGAAAATCCAAAAACCTCGTCGATCTGACGATTCGACAAACCGGCACGATCACGCTGTTCTGCGAGCCATCCAGTCACCCGAAGAATGTCGTCGCGATCATCGCGAACCTTGTCGATCGCCTTCGACACGTCGAGCGACTTCGGGAAGCCGCTGCCGTAGATCCACATGATCTGGTCGCGGAGCTCGAAACCGGCATCCTCGATCGCGCAGGCCATGCGGTGATAGGTGCGCGCGCCGCTGAAGGCGAGCAGGTGACCGCCCGGCTTCAGCACACGCAGGCATTCGGCCCACACCGCGACATCGTTCGCCACGCCGGATCGATCCCAATCGCGGCCCATGAAGCCGAGTTCGTACGGCGGATCGGTGACGATCGCGTCGATCGACGCGTCGGCGACGGTCTTCAGCACGTCGCGGCAGTCACCGAGGTGCAGCGTCGCGCTGCCGATCGTGACTGCGGTCATGCGACCTCCAGCGGCAATTCGAGTTGCGCAGCGCCGAAGCGCGCGGCCAGCCAAGCGTCGTAGGCACCGAAGCGCGTCACGTCGCGGCGGTCGGCACCCGTCTCGGCAACGAACTCACGGACCCGTGCGCTGTTCCAGCAGATGAAGCCGGCAAAGCGGCCGCCGGGGAAAGCGACGCGGTCCGCCTCGCGCACCTGCTCGGGCGTCATGCCGCGCGACTGCGCGTAGGCGAGGAAACGGGGGTTCCAGGTGGTCGGCGTGCTCATGCTGCGTCCCGGTGGTATTTGTTCTCGAGGCATTTCGCGAAGGCCTCGGGCGACATGAGGAAGTCGATGTCGGCAATGAACGGCGGCTTGCCGGGCTTCGGCTGCGCCTTCCCGGTCAGGAACTCCGACTGCGCGCAGACCGTGAAGAACGCGCGCCACGCGTTCAGGCCCGCCTCGACGGTCGAGTAGCCGAACGGCTTGCAGTCCAGCTTCGAAGCCTCGCGCCAGCGCGCCGCGATCGCGCGCTTCCGCTTGTCGTTCAGCACCTTCACCCGAGGGTTGTCGGGCATCAGGTCGTGGTAGGCCTTCACGATGCGGGCGATCGGGCAATGGAGCGCGGCGGATTCCGAATCTCCAGCATTCGCGACGACCGCGCCGAGCAAGTCGACGACAGGCGCGGGAGCGCCCGAGTCGACAGAGGCGTTAGCCTCTTCTCTCCTTCCTTTCCCTTCCCTTCCTTTCCCTTCCCCGTGTGCATGCACGTGCATGCATGTGCGCTGCATGTCATCGAGCGTGTAGCCGTCCCGCGCGAGGTCCTCGATGAGCGCCTGACCTTGAACAGGACGGGCGGAATTGCACGAGCGGCAAAGTGTCCGGAGGTTCGTCGGGGCATGCGTGCCGCCGATAGCTCTCGGGAAGATGTGATCGACCGTCAAATCCTCTGTCGACGTGCATCTGCGGCATTTGTAGCCGTCCCGCGCAAGGATCGTTTCGCGGAGCGCCGGAGCCACGTTTTCACCGCGGTACTCGTACGATTCATCGTTGTCGTCGTCTGCACGTGCATGCACGTGCGTTGATGTGCATGCATCGCCGACAGGTGCTGGGAGGTTCGATTTAGCCTCGCGCTGATTGATCGTCTGATGCTTGAGGAACGTCGGGATGAACCCGTAATCCTCGCCCTCCACCTCGTACTTGCGAACGAAGCCGGCGGTCGTCAACGCGTCAAGCACGCGTGAAAAGTCGACGGCGTCGTGCGGCAGAACTGCGAGTTTCAGGGTGCGGGGGCGCCATTTGAATCGGCCCTCGCGATCGGCGCACGTGAAGAGGCCGATGAATGCGACGCGAAGCGGCAGGCCCGTCTCCTGCTCAGCCTCGAACAGATCTTCATGGGTGAAGAGCTCGGGCTTCACGGTCCTAATGCGACCCATTGCTGCCGTCCTTACCGCGAGTGGTGACGTACGCGCGCAACTGCACGAGCGCATCGCCGGCCATCCAGCGGGCCGCGTCGAGCGTCGTTGCTGCGCAAATTCGATAAAGGAGTTCCGATACCTCGGCGAGCCGCGGGTCGGTGATCGGGTAGCCGTCGCGCGTGAACTTCAGCTCGTCGACGCGACGCGCGAGCGCGCGCTCGGTCGGGGTCTGGGATTTCATGGCTCTACCTCACCCACGCGTACAGGAGGCCGAACACCAGCGCGATGGAAACGGCGACCAACTGGTCGATGTACATGTCGATCATGCTGACCTCTTCACTGAACGCATCGCCACCGTCTGCCCCTGCAACCGATCCAGCGCCGCGGTGGCTTTGGTGAGAACGTCGGCCGCGCACCGAATCGTCTCGACGAGCTTCACGGCGTCGTCTTCCGGGCACTTCCGGTCCGGGCGCGCGTGCATCGTCTCGTCGCACACGTAGAACAGGGGCTCGAAGCTGCCGCAGAACCTCATCAGCGCGATGACCTGGCTGAAGCGGAAATGCTCGTCGCCCTTCGGGTTCAAACAGGTCTTCAGCTTCGCGTATGCGCTCTCGGGTTTCATGTCAGGCCAGAGGAAGGAGGCAACTTCCTTGATCGTCTTCCCGCTGTTCGAGACCATGAGTTGAAGCGCCTCATGCTCGTCTTCGTAGAACAATTTCGTTTGCATCCATGTAGCGCTGACGCGCCCCCGGCTTGGTTCTCAGGCTGCCGCTCTCCGTCTCCCCCCTCTCGCCCCCATATCGTTAGGGGTTCATAGGGTTTCTCGTTGCGGCCCAAAAAGTGGACCCTGCGGTCCATGAACTACTTGCAGGAAGCCGAATGACAGTCGACCTCTCAGCCCCCGGTGTTTCTGTGAACCGCCCGCGAGTTGCGAACCGTTCAGGCCGTCATCTATTCGTGGTTCGCGAATTCGCCGTGATAGCGCTTCGCCCCTTCTGCGTATGCCTGCTTTGCCGCGTCCAACGTCCCATAAGAGCCGAGACGAATTCGCGATCCGTTCGCATAAATCTCGACGTAATACCGTCCTCTCCGCTGGTCAAAATGAACGCCTTTCACCCCCAATTTGTTCTGGGGAAGTACGGGCCGGTTCATCATGTTTTGGGAGTGCGTACACCGCCGAATGTTGTTGCGACGGCAATTGAGGGGATCACGGTCGCGGTGGTCGACGAGCTCTCCACGCTTCGCGTCCAAGATGAATCGATGAAGGTAGACAACCTTCCCGTCGATCTTGGCTTCAGCGTAGAAATAGACCTGACCGGTGCTCGACGTGATCTTGGGGGCGCGCCATTTGCGGCACGACACGCGCTCAAGATCGCTCTCGTCGATCCACGCGACCAACCCATGCTCGGCCGCGTGCTTACCGGTCAACTTGATCGCCACTGCACCCACCGCTATCTCCCATTTATTGCCCCCGCAAACGACGTAAAAAAGCCCAGCCCTTGGGCCGGGCGAACCTTCCCGCGCCGGGGTGAGCGGGAGGAGACCACCGTTGTGAGCCGCGCGCGGAAGCGCGGCGCAGAAGTTCTTGTTACGTTATCCCGACGACAACACTGACCGGTGACTGAACATCGTCACTCGCCGCTGCAGCATCAACTCCGTCGCCCCAGATATCGGGCCGAAGGTCGACCAGCGTGAAGCGGGAATCCTGTTTCACGATTCGTTGGCAAAGCGAAGGACCAGGCTTTCGCTTCCCCATCGAGCACAGATACAGGTAGTTGACGCTGGACCCGATCGCCTCTGCGAACGCCTTGCGTTCTGCCGGCTTGGTCTGCAGGAAGTACGTTCGAAGGTCCATGTCAGTCGTCGATGCAGTGGAGGATGACTGGACTATAGATCAAAACGATTCACATCAGCAAATCTTTTTGCATGTTTATCAAAATGATCTCAGGAAGTAACCTTTACCTCATGAAGACCTGCCTCGACATTCGGCTCGACAATGCGCGCGCACTAGCCAAGGGTGGTCCCGCAGAGTTCGCGCGAGTACTCGGCATGACGTCTCAGCAGGCCAACCAGCTCATCGGCCCGAACCCCAAGCGGGGCATAGGTCACGAGAAGGCTCGCGAGATCGAGGCTGCGTTCGGAAAGGAATCTGGGTGGCTTGACCACGACCATTCTTCAGTCGACCTAGATCTCTCGATCAGCGGTCAAAACAGCGCTCTGAGCGACGAAGCAAAACGCTTGATTTCGTGTGTCGTCCGGCTGGACTCGGTCGGCGAACTCGCCCGCAAAACATTCCTCATACATGCGGGTTTACTCCAACTTTCCGCAGCCTTCATTGAATTCCAAACTGGCTCAGCGCAGTCCCAAATGCTGGCTGAAATCGACGAACTACTGGGGCCGCGTGTCGATTCACAGACGGGGCCATCCAATGAGCGAAATTCAACGAAGCAATGATGTCGTCGACCTGAGCGAATACAGAGCAAGGGCGTATAGAAAAAGCTCGACTAGCACCTCCAGTGGCTCCCCGAACATCGAGGAACTGCTTCGTCAAGTTTCATATCATTTGTTGATGGCCGCTCGGGCCATTGCATCTCACTCATCTTCGGGCAGATGAGGAGTCGTCAAAATGACCAAAGAACGATGGATTACATCCAGCGTTATCGTGCTCATTCTCGGGTACGCCTTCCTTGCTGAGCGCCAGATGAACAACAGCCCCACAAAACTCTCTGAGCGCGCCCCTGCAACTCAATCGAACATCTCGAAACCTGGAGACGATGCCAAATATGAGCACGCGTTGACGGGATATAGAACCCTTAGAAACGCCATGCGTGATCCGGACAGCTTCGTGCTCGAATCAGCCTTGTTGATCAACGGCACCGGATCGGTCTGCTACGACTACCGCTCACGTAACGGGTTCGGAGGCATGAATCGGGGGGCTGCGGTCCTTCCTTCAGGCGTGAACGGAATCATTACAGACGACATGAAAGGGTTCATTCCAGCATGGAATAAATACTGCGCGAATAAGGTTGGCACGGAAATCTCGGCAGGCCTCAAAGCCTTTGATTGAATGTGAGAATCGAATCTAGCGGGGAGCCTCACAATGAAAACCACAGGAGTAATCGTCCTCGTTTTAGCCCTTATCGGCTTGATTGCATCGCTCGCGATGGATGTGACGGTCGGCACCATGAATGGCAGCAGAGTCGTCAACTTCGGCTTGGTGGCTGAGCGCAACTCGATTCAGATGATCTCCGGATTTGCTGCGCTATGCGGCGTGATCCTGATTGCGTTGGGCGGCCGACGCGCCGCGGAATCTCGATCCGACGAGGAGCGAGTGCCGTGCCCAGCATGCGCCGAACTCATTCTGCCAACTGCAAAAATCTGCAAGCACTGCCATTCAGAAATTGAGTCTCATCTTCAGGCTATGTCGTTTTCACGTGAAGAACCAGTTGTTGACGCAGTTATCAATGAACCTATATCGCCCGCAGCAGGTAAGTTCGAGCTCTACTATGTCCTCGTCGTTCTCGTTCTCACCGCTATCATTGCGGCAATCGTAAAGTTCAACCTTTCATAACAAATTCGCTTGGCTGAACGATTCTCCCTCCTGCGACCGCAATAAGCGCAGTTGCGCGCACCGAACGATAAGAGCCCCGCCCCGCGCGGGGCTTTTCATTTCCGCCGCTCAAACCCTTCTCGCCAGAGCGTCGCGCCGACCGACGTCAGCAGCGCAATCTCTTCGTCGCCAAGGCGATCCCAGGCTTCCGCCAGCCAGCCAGCGAATCCCGCGCATGTTTCATCGAGTGGCACATCGGCCCGTTGCTCGACGTTCAACCGCTCAAAGATCGTGATCACGTCGAATGGCGTCATAGCGTTCTCCCATTGAGCAAACAGTCTAGGTAACTGGCAGCCCCTGAGCCGGGGCTTTTCGCATCCGAGCCCGCCGCGCGCGGGCTTTTTCTTTTGGGACACGCGAATCTCTGCCCGCGCCCCGTGTAGCCCCTATCGGACAAATCGCATCAATAGAAATATTTTTGCCTCTCGTCGCGACCGACAAGAATCATTTTGCTTTACTTCGCAAATCATTTTGCTACACTTCAGTCATCGCTTCACGAAGCAGTTCAGACCAGCAGGAGCCAGCCATGAAGCACATCGCAACCGTCATGTTCGTTCTCGCCATCGCCGCGGTTATCGGCAGCGTCGTGAACCGCGAGCTGCACTTCGTGGCTGACCAGATTCACGCGGCGCTTGTCGTCGCACCGACGCGCTGACCACCCGCTCCCGCTACAGGAGAAAGACCATGACAACCGACGTGAATAACTTCGACCCGCGCTTCACTGTCACGCTTGCGGCGCTCCGCAAAGCCGGCGCGTGCTACGAGGGCTACAACAAGCTGGTTCGCTCGATCCAGGGCAAAGCGTTCAGCGCGGAAGACGCGGATCGCAACAGCTACATCCCCTTCAAGCACGACGCCGAAATTCCGTTGCTCGACATCCTCAAGAGCAACGGGCTCGACGATGCGCTATGGACGCTACGCTGCATATCGGGTGCCGACCGCGATCTGCGCTTGTTCGCCGTCTGGTGCGCGCGGCAGGTTGAGCACCTGATGGAAGATCAGCGCAGCAAAGACGCACTGAACGTCGCCGAGCGCTTTGTCAACGGTGAGGCTACCGATGAAGAACGGGCCGCCGCATGGGACGCCGCAGGGGCCGCCGCATGGGCCGCCGCACGGGACGCCGCACGGGCCGCCGCATGGGACGCCGCAGGGGCCGCCGCATGGGACGCCGCACGGGACGCGCAAAAAGAGATGTTCGAGCGGATGTGTCTCGGCACCGCTCCTTGGCAACAAGCCAAGGTTGCCGCCTAACAAACCTCTCCCGCTACAGGAGAACGATGATGCAAACCGATCTGCTTTCCGCCCTGAAGGCTGCCCACCTCGCCGCGTATCGGCGCGACGACCACGAGCAGATGAACGTCGCCGCGCGCGCGATCAGCTACGCGGCGTCCGGCGAGCGCGAGCTCGCGCAGCAGCTGGCCGAGCAGCACGGCCTGATCGCGGTCGAGGCCTGACGTGCACGCGATCGCTTCGTACCAGCGCGGCTGGAACGACCGGATGCTCGGCCGCCCGTTCGCGCCGGCCAGCCAATTCGACACCGCATACCGCGCCGGCTATGCCGACGCGCGCGGCGCCTGATCAGTCGAGGTCAGTCATGAGAGTCACGAAAGCAGCCCACCGCGCAGCCCGTAAGTCGTTGGACGGCAAGTGCCGATTCCTCGGCTTCGACGGCCGCACGTACCAGGTACTGACGCTGCACGACCTGCCGCAGTGTCCGTCGGTGCGCATCGAGGCCGCGTATTCCGCCGGCCGGATGGTGCGGCCGCGCTGAACCCCGAATCGCGCGGCGGCGCCGCGCTGTAGTCCCGCTGTTCCACTAGATCGAGAGGTAGACATGAACACCGAACTTCACATTGACCTTCAGAAAGTCGAATCGTCGCGCATCCATAGCATCGGCTACGACGCCGAATCGCAAACCCTCGCGATTCGTTTCTTGCGCGGCGATCAGCCCGGCCCCCTCTACTACTACTCGAACTACCCGACCGAGGAGTTCGAGAAGTTCACGAACGCTGAATCGATCGGCTCGCATTTCGCGCGATTCATCAAGCCGTTCGATAAGCGCTTCCCGTATCGAAAGATCGACGAGTAGTAATCAGCCTGAGACAAGGCACGGCGAGATAGGGCCACGCACGATTGGGTATAGCAAGACATCGCAAGGGCTGTTTCCAGCGATCAGGCTGCGGCCTGATCGGTGCGAATAGCGCCGCGTGGCTCGGCTCGGCGCGGTAAGGCTAGACGCGGCTTAGCCCGGTAGGGCATCGCAAGACAAGGGTTGTTCGCAGGGGTTAGGCGAAAGCCTAACCGGTGCGAATAGCACCATGGCTCGACGCTGCGTGACAGGGCCAGACTGGGCTGAGCGCGGCCCGGCATGGCACGGCAAGGTTTCCAACGAGAGGAAGACATGAAGACCGCAATCGCAACCATCAAAGGTGTTTCTCCATACTCACAGTCGAAGCACTACAGCACCGAAAAACTCCCGAAGGAGTTGGCGAAGGATTACGAGACGCGCACCTGGCGCGATCGGCTTCACGCTACCGATGACGGCACCGTGTTCATTCCGCCGATGTCGTTCAAAAACTGCCTGAGTGAAGCGGCGAAGTTCCTGTCGCTCCAGATTCCCGGCAAAGGGAAAGCGACCTACACGAAGCACTTCGAAGCTGGCGTGCTCGTGACGGACGCACTTCACCTCGACATCAAGAAAGACGATGTTCCCGGTGAATGGCTGTTCGTGCCGGCCGACGGTATCCGTGGCTCGGGTAAGCGTGTCGAGAAGTGCTTTCCGGTCATCCATCAGTGGAGCGGCGACGTCACATTCCACATCCTCGACGAAACGATCACACGGGATGTGTTCGAGCACGTCCTGACGCAAGCGGGCGCCTTCATCGGCATCGGCCGATTCCGTCCGCGCAACAACGGCTTCTATGGCCGCTTCAAGCTCGAAAGCTTGAACTGGCAGTGATTTAGCAAGGCGCTGCGGGCCGCGTCAGGGCAAGGCTAGGCTGGTCCCGGCATCGCTCGACTGGTCGCCGCATGGTGTGGCAAGTCCGGACTGGACAAGACAAGGTTTCCATCGAGGATCAAATGAGCAACCAACCTGATTTCAAGCTAAGCGCGGATAGCGCAGCACTCGTATCGCGCCTCAAAGAGGCATCGGTCGGTGAAGTAGTCAGCTACGAAGCGCTGTCGAAGATCGTCGGTCGCGACGTACAGAGCGTGGCGAGCGGTGCGCTCCACTCGGCTCGCCACATCGTCCAGCGCGAAGTGCGCGTGATTTTCGGCGTGATTCGCGGAGTTGGCCTGAAGCGACTGAGTAGCGAGGAAATCGTCGATGCGTCGACGAAGGATCGACACAAGATTCGGCGTCACGCAATCCGGTCTGCGCGTAAGTTGGTTTGCGTCGACTACGACCAGCTCACGCCGAGCAAGCAGGTCAAGCACAACGCTGAACTCGCCGCCTTCGGCGTGTTGCAAGAGATCACCACCGAGAAGGCAGTCGAACGCATCAGCAAGAAAGTGGAGGAAACGAAGTCCACGTTGCCGATCGCTAGAGCCGCAATGGAAGCGCTCGGCAGCGTGAGTTGACTAGGCTACCGAAGCCAGCACGGCTCCAACAGTGCCTTCGCGGGTGGGATGCCCGCCATAACACAGGCAACCGAGGTGTGACATGAAGGTGAAGATCAGCGGCTTTATTCAGGCCCGGCAGTCGAGCGTCACGGACGCCCTGCACTTCTCGTTCTCTGCGTTCGACGACATGACCCAGTACGGCTACGTCGCCGTCATGCCGCACGAGATCGAGATCGACCTGCCGGAAGGTTTCGACATTCGCGCGAAGCAGGTCGACGCGCTCGAGAGCGAGAAGCGCCGCCTCGGCACCGAATTCACCGCGCGCGTCACCGAGATCGACAGCCAGATCCGCTCGCTGCTCGCAATCGAGAACGGGGCGACGTCGTGAGCCCGATGGCCCTCCGCCCCGCCCTGCGCCGGTACGCCGCGCACCTGAACCGTCGGCAGCGCCGCGCGTGGATGATTGCTCGGCTCCAGCGGTCGCCGCGCGTCGCGATCAGCAGCGGCTGGCTGCCGCGCACGGTGGCGCGCACGTACGCCTACGTCAGCGTCGGAGGCAAATGATGAACGCACTCACACATTCGCCCGGCCCGTGGGAATGGGTCGGCAACTGCCTGGAAAGCAAAGCGCCGGGCCACTATGAATCGGTGCTCGAGGCGAAGGTCAGCTGCGGCCAGTTCTGCTACGGCGGCAGCGTCGAGCTGACGATCAGCGACGCCGACAAGAAACTGATCGAGGCGTGCCCCGACCTGCTGATGATCCTCGAAATCATCGCGGCCGACGACGACGCGGCGCGCCGCGAGCGGCGCCAGCCGCTGCTCATGAGCGGCGTGCGCATGGCGCTCGACGCGGCGCTGATCAAGGCCGGCCGCAAGGCTGCGCCGGTACGCAACGGAGATTGACATGATCGACTTCACCGACAAGGAAATTCTCGCCATTTGTGATCGCGTGCAAGCGGAGTTGACGGAAGGCGGAAAGATCGCGCTCGGCTACGAACTGGACGTCGCTTTCGGTCGCGCAATAGCCGAGGCAGCGCTCGAAAAGGCTGCGCCGGAGCCGGTGCGGCACGTGACGATCGCGGGGGTGCGTGATGAGTGAGTGCTATTGCGATCACGAGATGCCATCGGTGTATGTGCGGGAAACGCGCAAGGCGCGTAAAGAGCACAAATGCGATGAATGTGGCTCAAAGATCAAGCCGGGGCAGCAGTACGAGCACACCTTTGGCATTTGGGACGGCCATCAGGATCGGATCAAAACATGCGAGCGCTGCGTGGGCATGCGCGAGTTCGTGAAGGCTCATGTCCCGTGCTTCTGCTGGGAGCATCACAACCTGTATGAATGCTGCATAGACACGGCAAGCGAATACGCGCACGAAGCCCCCGGTCTGTTGTTCGGCACATATCGCCGCTCGATTCGGCGGGAGGCATGACATGCGCTGGCTAGACCGACTGCACGCCAAACACCCTCGCCTGACGATGGCCGCCGCGATCCTGATCGTGTTCGCCGCCCTCTACGTCGCGAGAGAGATCGACCACACGAACTCGGACCTGCTCCGGTGGCAGCTTGCCGCCGCGCGCACGGCCTGACCACCTCTGGAGCTACAACGCCATGAACGCACTCACTCAGCGCGAATCCGGCACCCTGCCGTCAATGCAGGTTGACGAGAAGGAACTGATCGACGTCCTACGTAATTCGCTCTATCCGGGCGCACAGGACGCTTCGATCAAGATGGTTCTGAGCTACTGCAAGGCAGCCGCCCTCGATCCGATGCAGAAGCCCGTGCATATCGTCCCGATGCAGGTCTCGACCGGCAGGAAGGACGAAGACGGCTGGGACATCAAGGAAAACCGCGACGTCATCATGCCGGGCGTCGGCCTGTACCGCTCCCAGGCAGAACGCACCGGACAGTACGCCGGGATTTCCGAACCCGAGTACGGGTCGCCGAAGCAGCTCACGTTCGATTCCGAAGTGTGGGAGTCGGTGAACGGGAAGCGCGTGAAGCGCTTGCAATCGGTCACGATCGAGTACCCCGAGTGGTGTCGCATTACGGTCGAGCGCGTTGTCGATGGTGAAGTGCGCCGCTTCACAGCACGCGAGTACTGGATCGAGAACTACGCGACGAAGAGCAACAAGACGACCGAGCCGAACGCGATGTGGAAGCGCCGCCCTTACGGCCAGATCGCGAAGTGTGCTGAAGCGCAGGCACTACGGAAGGCATTCCCCGGCAGCGTCGGCTCGCAGCCGACCGCCGAGGAAATGGAAGGCAAGCAGTTGCTTGATGACGATCGCATGATCGACATGCCGCAGTCGTCGAAACCGCCCGTCGATCAGCCGCAGTCGCGCAGCGCGAAAGCAAAGCCGGCGGACGTCACCGACGTCGATTCAACTCCCGCCGAAGCCGCCCCTGCTGCGCAGTCGGCTGCATCTGGTGGCGAGAAGCCGGTGGCGAAGCCCATCAGCGAAAGCATGCTGACCGTGCTGAAGAAGAAGATGGAAAACGCCGGCGTCGGTGAAACCGACCTGAAAAAGAAGTTCGGCATCGGCCTCGATAGCGTAACGACCGCGAACTATAACGCGATCACCGACTGGCTGAAGGACCCGACGCAATGAGCACGCTTCACTTCGATGAGGCGCGGCACGAGTATCGCGTCGACGGTCGGCTTACCCCGGGCGTGACGCGGTTGCTCTCGCCGTTGGTCGACTACTCGATGATTCCGCGCGAGACGCTGGAGCGCGCACAGCAGCTCGGCGTCGCCGTTCACAAGATGACCGAGCTGTACGACAACGACGACCTCGACGAAGACAACTTGTCCGACGAGCTGCGCCCGTATCTCACGGCGTGGATCCGCTTCCGTAACGAATGCCACTTCGAACCGAACACGATCGAGCACCGGATGGCGCACCCGCTCTATCGATACGCCGGCACGTCCGATCGCACCGGCATCGTGAAGAGCCGGCTCGCGGTGATCGACATCAAGAAGATGTTCGTGCTCGGGCCGCAGATCGGGCCACAGCTCGCCGCCTACCAGAAGCTTCACGAGGCCGAAGGCCTGAAGGTTATCGACCGTTACGCCCTCGGCCTGCGGCCCGATGGCACGTATCGACTGCAGCCGTACGCTGATCCGCTCGACTGGCAGTGCTTTCTATCCCATCTCACGATCCACAACTGGAAGGCGAAATATGCAACCCGCTGATCAAACCCAAGACGGCCCGCTGGTCAACCTCCACTTCGACCGGCCACCGGCGACGCTGCAGAAGACCGCGCAGGATGCGCTCGCGACCGCGAAGTCGTACGTGATCGACAGCCCCGAGATGTACCAGCTCGCGGCCGACGAACTCGCGCAGATCAAGACGCTGCAGAAGAACGTCGAGAAGCAACGCACCGACATCACCGGCCCGATGAACGCCGCGTTGAAGGCGGTCAATGCGCTGTTCAAGGCACCGGGCGACTGGCTTGACCAGGCAGAACAGATCCTGAAGCGCGCGATGCTGGGTTATCAGCAAGCCGAGGAACGCAAGCGCCGCGAGGAACAGGCCGAACGCGAGCGCCAGGCCGCCGCCGAGCGTGCACGCGTGCAGGAGGAAGCTGCTGCCGAGCGCGCACGTTCCGAGCGCGACGCTGCGGCGCTGCGCCAGCAGGCTGAACGCGCACAACAGACCGGCGACGTCGAAGCGGCGGCGCGGCTGGCAACGCAAGCAGAAGCGCGTCAGGAACAGGCTGACATGCTCGTCGATGAGCTTTCGGAGACGAAGCAACTGATCTCCGCGCCGACTGTCGAGCAGGCGTTACCTAAAGTCAAGGGCGTGTCGACGCGCACGGTCTGGAAGGTCGAGGTAACCGACAAGCTGGCGTTCGTGAAGTACATCGCCGCGCACCCGGAATACCTCGAACTCATCGAGCCGAACATGCCGGCCGTGAACAAGCTCGGTCTCGCGCTGAAGAAGGCGTGCCCGCTCGAAGGCGTGCGCGTCTACGAAGACCAGCAGCTCGCGTCGCGCGCCGCGTAACCGCGTCTTCACCCCCACAAAGGATCGTCATGTCCGAATTCCGCTTCTTCAAGATCAAGATGAAGGTCACGAGCGTCAATGTCCGGCAGGAACTGAACGGTGAAGAGCACCGGCTCGCCATGGACATCGGCCTCGAATTCAACCAGTCGAACCGCGCGCTCGACAAGCTCGATAGCCGGCTGCTCCAGACCTTCTACTGGAAGTCGCCGACCGGGCCGGCACAAGACGACCTCGACGGCGTCGAGCGCGTCACCGACTACCCGAACCTGCGCTTCGAGCACCTGGTCGCGCCGTTCAAGTGGGCCGAGAAGTACGAGGAAGGCCTGTTCCGCGTGCACCACGGCGACGACGACTCGAACGACATCGTGATGCGCGAAGCGAAGATCAACGAGATCAAGTTCTGGCCGAAGGAAGGCGGCACGGTGACGTTCAACGCGCGCGTGCAGTGCCACCCGGACGAGGCCGACGTCGCGCGCATGTGCACGGTGTTGCAGAGCGAAATCACGGGGACGATCGACACGGATCCGGACGACGACGAGCCGCCCGCGCCGACCGAGAAGGTCGAGAAGCCGGCACGCGCCGGGCGCCTCAAAAAAGGCGCCAAAAACGGACAGGCCGACGCTTTCGCCGACGCGGCCCAGCAGATCGCGGACGGCCAGACGGCCGCGTAACTGAACGGGCGAAGCCGCCGGCCGACAGGAATTGGCGCGATGCGCGGTTCTCCGACCGCGCCGGCGGCAGAGCCCCTACCCGAGGTGACTATGTATCTCTCAGACGATCAGATGGCCGTCGTTTCCGGCACCAGCATTCGCGGCTGGGAGGAAGTCGACTTGCCGGTGGGTCGGCAGTCGTTGCCAGCGTGGGTCGCTGGCGCGCACGTTGACTGGAAAAACGGCCGAGTGAATTCGCCCGACGTGCTGCTGAAATTGCGCGGCAAGAATTTCGACTGGCCCGACAAGCGCTGGGCCAAGGAAGCAGACGGCATGTATATCGCGCGGCACGCTGATGGGCGCGCCGAAGTCATGTATCACCGCGGCGCCATCAGCATGGTGGAACTGAAAGACGAACGGCAGCTCAGCGCCGGCGTGAAACCTTCTGACCTGGCTACGGTAAAAGTCCGCGCTACCACGCAGCAAGACGGGTTCGCAGGCCGCCACTACTGGCTGATGATGGAAGATGGCGAACCCCTTGTGCTTCGCGGACCCTGGCACGGTGGCGCACCTGCCGGGTACGTCGAAGTACTGACGGTCGACATGGACACGTCCTGGAACAGAGATTACCGCTGGTATCAGGGTCGCCCTTGGTTCAAACGCGGTGCTTGCTTCGGCCTGTACATCACCGAAGACCTGTTCCTGCGAATCGTCGCGCATTACGCCGCACACGCCCGGGTTGCACGCGTGACGCACTCCTACGGCCCGCGGCTCGACCTGCATCGAGCCGAATGGGGCATGCCGAAGGAGTTCATCTACGAGCTCGAGCGCGGCCGCGCCGTACGCAAAGAGCCGGCCGGCGAGTTCTGGCGTGTCTACTGGGACAACCACGAGGGCTACTGCGGCTCGCTGCGCATCCCGACGTACGGCTTCCGTCCGGAAGTGACCGACTTGCCGACGGCGGCAGATCACGAACTCGCCAATCGGAGGCCGTGGTGACCGCCCTTGCCGAAGCCTTCGATCGCGCCGCCGGCAAGAAAGGGCCGTGCACGCCGTGGAATCCGTCGCGCAGCGCGATGCGCCGCGTGCGCAACCCGCTGCCTGCACCGACCGAGTGCCGCTTCTGCGGTGGCGCCGTGCGCATCGCGCGCAACAGCGAGATCTACGGCCGCGACTTCGGCGACTGGCCGTGGGCGTACCTGTGCGGCGGCTGTCGCGCGTACGTCGGCATGCACCCGCAGACCGCGATCCCGCTCGGCACGCTCGCCGACAACGAGACGCGCGCGGCGCGCATGCGCGCGAAGGCCGCGTTCAACCCGCTCTGGCAGCGCGACGGCATGTCGCGCAGCGAGGCGTACAGCTGGCTCGCCGCCCGGCTCGGCATCGCCGTCGGCGAGACGCACATCGGGTGGTTTGACGTTGCCATGTGCGACCGCGTGGTCGCCGTTATTCACCAGGAGCACCAATGACCGATACGCAAGATCCGCTGTGGCGCGCGCTGACGCGCCTCGAGCACGCCGAGCTGAGCGACGTCGATCGCAACCTGCTCCGGCCGGCGTTTGCCGCGCTGCACGGCAGCCAAGCGATGCGCCTCCCCGAGACCGTCATGGCGCGCATCCGGCACCTCGACGCGACGCTGCCGAAGACCGAAGCGGCGTAACCGAGCCGCCCACGTTACGAGATGACCACCATGATCCGCTCTCTCCCGAACTGGATGACGTTGATTCTGCTGCGCGTGCACGGCCGCGCTGCGCGCACGCCCTACTTCGACCTGCCCGGCTACATGCTGCGCAACTGGATCCTTGGCGCGCGAAGCGTCGAGCGCAATCGCGACAACCCGGCGTGGGGCGATGCCGCGCTGCCGCGCGCCGGACTGATGTACCGCTGGCTATGCACGCGCATCGCGATCCGCGCACACACGATCCTCCGCAGCGACCGAGATCAACACCTGCACGATCACCCGTCGTGGTCGGTCTCGATCGTGCTCGACGGCGGCTACTGGGAAGTGTTCGAACCGACTCCGTTCGCGCTGAGCTGTCCGCTGATGTACCGCAGCGCACTGGAGACGATCAAGCAGTCGTGGATCGCGCCAGAACGCGCCGGCGACCACCTGTATCTGAACGACTTCGGCATCTATTGGCGCGGTCCGGGTGCAATCGTCGTGCGCCGTGCCGGCGACTTTCACCGGCTCATCCTGCCGCGCGCGACGGTCGCGAAGTCGATCTTCGTGATGGGGCGCCGCACGAACGCATGGGGTTTCCTGACGCCGCACGGGAAGGTGGGCTGGCGCGCGTATCTCGCGAGCGCTGACGCGACGACGCAGCGGGACGAAGAAGTCAAGGAAAAGTGAACCACCAGCCGCGCGGCACCCGTCGCGCGGCAACCACCGGCCTTAATGTCGGCGGCATGGGTGATGGGTGGGCGCCGTCACGCCGGCTTATTCATGCCAACGCTGCCATATGCGAACCGTGTCGCCGACATTGAGGCTTGATCTACTGATTTAGAGGTGCAACCGTGAGCAAAAAGGCGTGGTCTCCCGAGGAGCTTGAGATCATGAAGCGTGAATACCCGTGTACTCATACGCCGACGCTTGCCAAGCAGTTCGGACGAACGCCAACTTCGGTGTATCAGAAGGCTCTCAATATTGGGTTGCGCAAGTCGGCTGAATACATGGCTAGCCCCGAAGCAGGGCGCACCGATGGCAAACGCGGGGGCGCCACGCGATTCAAGCCGGGTCAGGCTGCGTGGAACAAAGGCATAAAAGGTGTAGTTGGCATTCAAGATAAGTGCCGCGCCACGCAATTCAAAGCCGGCCACGCGCCGCATAACACATTGCCGGTCGGCAGTTACCGCACGAACAAGGATGGTCATCTTCAATGCAAGATCGGCACGGCCAAGAGTTCAAACAGCAAGCGATGGCGCACCGTCGCAGAGATCGTATGGTGCGATGCGAACGGGCCGCTTCCACCGGGGCATTTTGTTGTTTTCAAGCCGGGAATGTTCACGAATAAGCTTGAGGAAATAACCCTAGATCGCGTGGAGTGCATCAGCATGGCCGAGAACGCTCGACGAAACCATCCGCGCAGTAAATCGCCCGAACTGGCGAAGCTTGTCCAGTTGAAGGGTGCGATCACCCGTCAGGTCAATCGAATCGCCCGCGAGGCGAAGGAGCAAGAGTCATGAGCACGATCACCGATATGCGTGAACACCTAATGCAGACGCTCGCAGCGTTACGCGATCGCGAAAACCCGATGGACGTTGATCGTGCGCGAGCCGTCGCGCAAGTTGCCGGCGTCTTGGTCGATAGTGCCAAGGTCGAAGTGGACTACATCAAGGCGACAGGGGAGACCGGCGACTCGCTCTTTATCTCTCCACTCAATAGCGATCCCGAGCGCCTTCTCAACGGCGCCAAGGGCGAAATCGAAAAGACACCGACCGGGTTCGTCCATCGCATCCGCGACTGACCACTTGAGGACCAAACACCATGACGACCAATGAAAATCCCGCAGCCGTGCGCGTGTGCGCAATCGCCGACATCCAATGCTCGCGTGGCTGCGGAACTGGCGCATGTAAGCGTGAAGCCGAATCGTTGCAGCCCACAGCAGCGCCGGCCGACCTCCAAGGGCTGCGGCGATCGATCCTTACGTCGCGCGAGATCGTGCGCGACCAGGACGGCATGCTGTCGCATCCCGCCGTTCCATACCTCGACGAGGACGTGAACTACGAGACATTCTTCGCTGCGTTCGGCATCGAAGCCACGTTCATCCACATGGAGGATGACGTCGATTGCGATACGTACGATCGGTACTTCGCATCCAATAGTCCGGACTGCTGCACGTGGACGCCGAGCAGCCCGCAGGGCGATGGCTGGATGCTGCTTGAAATTTACGACACCGAGGACGGCCCGGTCGCGCTGTATGTGCGCGAGAAGAAACCCGAGTCGATGCGCGAACGATGGAAGCGTGAAAAACGGGAAAGTGATGCGGCCGCACCCTCGCCGGCGGACGCGCGGATGGAGTTCGTAGAACGCGTGATGGGAATGTTCGAAGCGTGGCCGAAGGGCGAACCTGGCCCTACTGACGAGCCCGAATCTCATTATCGCTTTGGCTATAACACCGCTCTCGAAGATGTTCTAACTGCGCTCGACGTAGGCTCACCGACGCGCCGCGCCGCATCAGCCAACGAGACGGGGGCGGAAGTGGCACAGCAATTGAGCGCCGAAATCGCCGAACTAAAGATCAAGCTCGTCTCTTACGAGCGCGAGCGCGAAGACCAAACCCGTTATCTTGCGGCGCAGTCGGAAGAAATTGCGGATCTTAAACAGCAGCTAGCGCATGCAGATGCTCGGGTCGGGCTGACTGCCGAAGAGCGCTTGGTCGCCATGCTCAACGATTCGGGCCAGTCGGAGCCGGAAACAGCAACAGTTGCTCGCATCGAGCAGTTGCGCAAGGCCCTGTTCGAGTCACGCGATGCGATGAGGGTCATGTCGAACTGGGCGAAGAAACCTGATCCGGCCGGACACTCGTGGGCCGTGCGCATGGTCGATCGCGCGAACGCCGCACTGAATGGTGAGCCGGAGCCGCGCGCCGAGGTGACGGAGGACGACAGGCGTGATGCAGAACGGTACAGGTGGTTGTGCGACGGAAACGGATACTTCCTCGAAGAACAGGCACTTTGCGGGCATTGGAATCAGAAAGAGGAAGCAGATGCTGCCATCGATGCCGTCCGCCGCACCACGCCCGACAGGGAAGCGATAACGAAGCTTGCCGAGATCAACGGTCAGCTTCGCGAGCAGATCGAACGCTACCAAGCCGTCTGCGCTGCCGCATACCAGCTTGTTTGTGTGGTCGATGGACCATTGCGCTTTCTGGATGCATTGAGCAATGCGGCCAATGGCGAACCGATGAGCACGGAGGATGCGTTAAATCTGCTGCCGGTGACGCTGGACGAGTGCGATTCCTTCAGGGCCGCCCCACTAGCGATAAGGGAGGTGCGTGATGAAGGTCACGATCGACGATAACGTGACGGTACTTCCAGTCAAGCCACGTCCGAACCTTGGCGACGAACGTGTTTTCACCACCGTTCCAGTCCAGTCATGCTGGCATAAGCGCTACATCGTAGACGACACGCTGGATGAAGTGACTTGCGCCGACTGCAAAGAGAAGCTGAATCCGATGTGGGTTCTTAAGCAGCTAAGCCACGCCGAACACCGCTACCACGAACTGCACGCGCGCTACCACGACGAGCTGAAACGGCTCGGCGAGCGGTCGCGCACGAAATGCCAGCACTGCGGGAAAATGACGAGGATCAGCAAATCATGATCGACCAAGACAAGATGCGGGCGCTGGCGGCACATCTCCGGGGGCCTTTTGGCTATTGCACGGATCTATCTGAGGAAGCCGCCGACGCCATCGACCTCCTACTGGCAGAGGTGGAAGCCGCTGCGGCGGATAAGCGGAATGCCTTGGCGTTCCGCGATCTTATGGCGGCCGTTATTCGCAATATCAACCACGGCGAGTATAACCGGCCGTATCGCGGAATCGAGAATGCACCGGGTCATGCTCACGACATGCCGGGGATTTGGGATTCTGACAACGGTGCGAAAGCCGGAACACAATGCGCATGGTGCGCTACGTGGAATGCGGCTCGTGCCGCCCTCGCGCAACGACAGGGAGAAGGATCTTGACTACACGAACGAAAGAAGAAGAGCGCCTGATGAGCCAGATTGCGAATTTGGAGGCAGAGTTGAATCGAAAACGTGAACTCTTGCGCGAAGAACGAGAGCGGAACTGCGGCGTTCGGATTGGAGATATCGTTCTTTACCGCGGCGAAGAATACCGGGTCGCTGAGATCGATCCTCAACCGTATGGTGGAGCATGGGTAAGGGGTAATCCTAAGAAGAAGAACGGGGAGTTCGGTAACCAAATCCGAGCACTTTACAGCAGATGGACGCATACAAGTCGCCGCGCCCCTGCTAGTGAGGAAGAACAGAAATGACCAAATACGAAAAACTCGACGCGATGATCGCGACGCAGATCGACGATACTCCGCGCTCATTCACTCACCTGCGCGGATGCCGTGCGCTGATGGCCGAATGCGAACGGCACGACAAAGAAGCCGGGACCAAGCGATCGCCTTACGGCGTCGACAATTGGCGTGTTCTTGATCGTCGGCTCCATGCTCTGCGCAAAGCCGGCAAGATCAAGGCGACTGGCAAGGGATGGGTTCGTGCGGGGATTGAATCATGACCAGCCGCCGCGTCGAGCTAGCCATGACCACAAGGGGAAAATGATGAAAGCACTTCGAATGAAAGACATCGTCGACAAGGTCGGTCTCGGCCAATCGACGCTCTACCGCATGATCGCGGCCGGCACGTTTCCGAAACCGTTCGAACTCGTGCCGGGGCGCACGGCGTGGCTGGAGGAGGACATTGACGCGTGGCTGGCAGAAAAAGCCGGGAAGAAGTCGGCCGCTGAAAGGCCGGACGACAACAACGTCACGCAGCCGTCTGCGCAGACTATCGCGTAAATGGCATCACGATCGCGGTCTGACCCGCGCAGTACCGCGCCCAGTCCTCCATCATCCCGCGCCGGCGCTCGAGCATATCTCGGCGCCGGTATGCGGAAACGGTCGTCGACGAGATCGTGTGCGCGAGCGCCTGCTCGGCGAGTGAATCGGGATAGTCTGTGCAGTCCGCAATCCAATCCCGGAACGTTGAACGGAACCCATGCACCGTGATGTCGCTGCGGTCCATGCGGCGCAGCAACAGGAGCATCGCCATATTCGACAGCGGCCGCCCATCCTTGTATCCCGGGAACAGCCATCCCCACTTTGCCTTTGTCGCGATCTGCATGCGCACGAGCTCGACGGCTTCGTCGCACAGGGGCACGCGCAGCTCCTGCTCTGCTTTCATCCGGTCACCCGGAATTGTCCAGACGCGCGCATCGAGGTCGAACTCCTCAGGCCGCGCGAACAATACTTCATTCGTGCGCGTCGCCGTGAGGATCAGCAGACGCAGCGCCTGCGCGGCGCGCTTGGGGCGCTGGCGCAGCGCCGCGAAAAACGCGGGCATCTCCTCCCACGACAGCGCCGGGTGATGCTTCACGCTGTTGCGCTTCTTCACCCGCGGCAGCACGCGATCGAGGTGGTCGACGTAGCGCGCCGGGTTGTCGCCTGTCCGGTGGCCGAGCACCGTCTCGGCATCGAGGATCGCTTTCACGCGCCCGCGCACGCGCCGCGCCGTCTCGCCCTTCTTCATCCAGATCGGCTGCAGGATGCGCACGATCATTTCCGTGTCGATGTCGCGCACGTCGATATCGCCAATCACGGGATAGGCGTAGGCTTCCAGAGTGGATGTCCACTGCTTCGCATGTTTCGTGTTGCGCCAGCCCGACGCGCGATCGGCGATGAATGCCTCGGCTGCCTGCCTGAACGTCACTCCGGGCGCCCTCTCAGCGGCCCGCATGACCTGCGCGCGCCGCCGCGCAGCGATCGGATCGACGCCATGCTTCACGCTCGCGCGGCAGTCTGCCGCTACCTTGCGCGCCGCGGCGAGCGGCAACACCGACAGCGAGCCGAGGCCCATCTCCCGCGCGCGGCCGGCGAGCGAGAAGCGGTAGATCCATGACCGCGATCCGCTCGCGCTGATCTGCAAGTACAGGCCGCCGCCGTCCGCGTAATATCCCGGGTCAACGAGCTTGCCGATGCCGAGCGCGGTCAATCGATTCATCTGACGCGACGCCAT